ACGATAAAACGAGAGAGAAAGAACTCTCAGAGTTGCCTTGGAACAATAGAGAATAAGTTACGGAGAAGAAGCTCAGGAAATCTATAACCGCCAACATCTCTAACGCATGTGAAGGAGTCAATAAGATTCAGATGGATTACTTCTACTCTAAAAGGCCTAAGATCATCGATTTCTTGTCACCGCAATTACAATCCTTTGGAGAGTTAAACAAAACCAGTCTAGAGAATTTGAGCTCATTAGTTACTTAGGAAACTCCTGTAAGATAGGCAGAATGCATTTAAGTAGGGTATGACATTTATAAGAACGGATAAGAGCTCATAACTTATGAGTATGACAGCAAGTCATTCAATAATTCTTACGCAGCGTTTATAGGGAGACACAACTCAAACAAGTTGCAACCAGAGTAGAAAGTAGTAGACTGACTCTCTCTATTGTCAAGAAAGTTCTTCGAGATTTTATCGTAAAGAGCAGCTTCCTTAGACGTAACTTACATAGACCCTGAAGAGTGGCTCGCTGGAAAGACTTAGTGGAGCATCGCAAAGAAAAATAAGTACTATCAGCAGTTGTTCAAGCAACTTAGAAGGGCTAAGCAGAAAGACTTTAACGTATTTTTCTCTACTATGGTGAAGTCTGGAGAGACTTATACTAAGACTGTAGATCAAGATGTGAATGACCTATCTGAAAGGCCTCGAAACATTTTCGTCCCTAGTAAAGAGGGTTGTGGCCTCCTGACATACATTTAGTAATATATTTTTAGAGACTTCAAACAGATGTATCAAGGAAAACCTCTCCTGATGAGTTTTTGTCACGGATTAGATTCTAAAGGCTTAAAGGAGAGAGTTAAGGACCTCTTAGGGCAAGATCCTGATTAATACGCCTCAGTGAGTATGGACGGATCAGCTTTTGATAGCAACTAGCACTACAAGTTGTAGGAAGCGGTTGATGTAAACTTCTGGAAGAGTTTTGCACCCAGGATTAAGTAATACCTAGAAGTTATTTAGAAAAATCTAGATTTTTCCATTGATGTTGATAAGCTCTGTCAATTAATAGTTGATAACGCTTGTAATCTAGTTTTCGACGTCTATGTACCATCTCCTGGTATTCCTTGTGCCAGTAAAGTCCCCAGAGAGTTGATGGGTAATGAGTATCAGTTATTCAAATTGAAAGGAACTACTTTCTCAGGCCATCCAACTTTGACAACATTAGGGAATACTTTGAGAAGCATTATGTATGCTAAATATGCTCTTTACGAGCTGTAGTTACCTCATAACATTCTAGCAGCAGGAGATGATTTAGTGGTATGGGTCTAGAAACCTGTCGCTGATTTATTCGTCAACAAGATGAAGTCTCTAGCATATACGACTAAAGACGTGGAACTCAATTACGGCTTAGGTCAAGTCATCAAAGAGTATGCTGTGTGAGAGTGGTGGGATATAGATTTTTGTAGTAAGTTTTGCTTACACGCTGGAAACCGATCTAGTTACGACGGATGGTACATATTTAGAGACCCAAACAAATTCG